AACAAAGATGTTGAGTATACCCGCATCTATGATCATAGCGCTTGGACTCCAGGACACGTCGGTCCAACTGTAGTTACTAAAGAATATCCAAAGGAATGTGGACCAAATGATGTGCCATTCTATCCTATACCTTGGGGTGAGGGACAAGAAATGTATCGCCGATATGAGACACTCGCGAAGGAGGAGGAAGGAGTCATTTTTGTTGGTCGTCTCGCGACATATAAATATTTAGACATGTGGATGGCAATTAAACATGTCATGTTGAAGTTAAAGGACCTATGAAATTAGCATTTTGCATACGAGGACATATTAGAGACGGACTTTTTACTAGTTCTTTACGACAGTTTATTAGTTTATGTGAGGCTGATGGACATTCAATTGACATTTACTGTCACACCTGGTCTGAGTCTGAAGCAAAAAGTAGTTATAAAATACTCGATAGATCTGATATTTTTCAAGTTAAAGAAGGATTACTGCGCAGTTACTTAAAAGGTTGTAATGTGTCTAAAGTGATTATAGAAAATGATTTAAAGGTAAAAATACATGGAACTAAAACTGGCGTAGTTTGTAAAAGTATGTGTCCTATAATTGCATGGAAACGCATGTGGGCTGGACAGGCCTCAGTTATAAATCAAGCATACACAACCGGAATTAAATATGATTTAATCGTCAATATGCGATATGATTATTTTACTACTCCAATATGCTATACTCCGCAAAAACACTTGTGCCGTCTAATTGCTAAAAAACCAAGTTTTGCATTTAAGTATCCAGACTATTCGCAAAGTATAATAGGAGTTGATAATTTTTATATAGGAACGCCTGAAAATATGCATAAGATTGTAAATGATTTTCACCTTAACTTAGATAGTATCATTGCTCAATATCACAATATAATTAATCAGGAAGAATTAGTTTATCGTCATGCTTGTAATGTCGGTGTGTTATGAAATTAGCATTTTGCATACGAGGACATATTAGAGATGGATTAACAAATTCAGGTCTAGTAGACTATATAAGCATACTAGAGGAGTATGGTCATAGTGTTGATTTATTTTTGCATACTTGGAACACGTCTGAGGCGCAAAGTTCTTATCGAAAACTTAATACTGATAGCAGTTTTGCTGTTACGCGTTCTACGCTTAAGGACTATTTTAGCAAACACACCATAAAACAAATTATAATTGACGACGACTCTAAGTTACAACTACATGGAAACTTGGAAGGAAAGATAAATACGTGTCCGCGTATTGCGTGGAAACGGATGTGGGCCGGTAAGTTCAAGCTTGTATCACATCTACATAATAACTATATGCATGACTATGATCTTGTAGTAAACACTCGATATGATAAATTTACTACAAAGGTGTGCTATACACCAGTTAAAAACTTGCTAAAGATGACGACTGCCGGAGAAGGGCTAAGTTTAAAGTATCCACATCATTATAGACATATAAAGGGTATAGACAACTACTATTGCGGGTCATTGCAGGCAGTATATGATATTACACGCGCCTTTCATTTTTCATTAGATGAAATAGCATTACAGTATAGAATACGAAGTTGGCATGAGGAGCTTTTCTATAAATACGCGGTTAAACACAATCTAATTAGATAAAAAACATATTTTTATAAATAACAATATATTGATAGACATTATGTGATGTTTCACACTTTAAAAGTATATAGTTATAAATGGAACCAGAAAGATCAATGCTAAACGAGTTTCTAGAGGGTGGTTGGATAATACCCCTAGTTGGCGCCGCAGGAATGTTAGCTCGACTCATGACAGCAAAAAAAGAATACACTATTCTTGAGCAATTTAAAAATATAGCTTCGGCTGCTATTGCTTCAGCGATAGCATGGTTTATACTAGAACAAACCGATATACCCAGCCTCTATAAGGCAATCACATATGGTATTATTGGGGTTGTTTCTCCAGAAATTATCAATGGAATTATTAAACTGGCTAAACACTTTGAACGTTCACCAGAAAAATTTATTAATAAGCCATGAAAAAGAATGTTATCCTCATGGTATTTTTTTCGATTTTATGTATGTTTACATTTAATTGTTTAAATACCGCAGAGATGGCAACTCAACACAGTATTATATTATTTGCGCTGTGTATTTCGTTATGTGCTGGAATCTCGATAAGAGAATAGTATAAATAGAATATATGAGTACAAACGTTTACGAAAAAGGTTTAATACACCAAAACTCCTCTGCAGTTGCGTATGAGGCACTGGCTTTTACTGACGGTTTCTACACTCCAACTGCGGGCAAAGTATTTGCCGGACTCTATATCGCCCCGGGCACAACTAATGGAAACATTATAATTGAAGGTGTAGATGGAGAAACAGCTACACTTACATTGAGTCCGGGAGTATGGCCACTCGGTGGTCAGCGTATAGTCGAGGCTGGCACTACTATATCTACTGCAGCTGTAACAGTATTATTCTAATTTTATGTTTCAAGGAGTTAGATTTGGCCTTGGAATGGATTTGGCATACAAGTATGTCAGCGCAATCTCTGACCCTTCATTTGAGGGCAGTGATATTACCGGGCTAACTTTAGATGATGGAGTTGTTAAAAGAAAATATCAAGGGTATTTTGAAGATGACTCTACGTTTTTTAATTCTAGACTATTGAACGACTCCTATTTTGCTACACTTGGAGGTGGTGATTTTCAAATAACAACTTTAGGCACGTTTGTAACACCGCCTAATTGGTATGAAAACGGATTTTCAGAAAATCCTAGTTTTAATAATCCATATGAACCGTCTGGTCTGTTTCCACATGTAGGTGCCGGATTGTTCTACTTTGGTCCTCCACCAGTGGCTGGACCAACTGAAAGAGCAGCGGTAAGTCGTCCACTGTTGTCACAAAGTATTTCTTCAGTTATTGATGATGGTTATTCCGCCGCGGCTGGAGATAATAATAAAAGTCTTATTGTTAGAGGTTATTTTAAACCAACTATATCCGGAGAATATGGTTTTCGAATAACTTCAGATGATGCAAGCTATTTGTGGCTTGGCTCAAATGCTCTAGACGCTGCTAGGGAAATAAGCAATGCCGTAGTGTCAAACGGAGGAATTCATGGTCCACAACCAGTGACTGGTACATTTACAATGGCCGCTAATGCATATTATGCATTAGCCATAATGTTTGGTAATGGGCCTGAAGGAGAAGGAGTATTAACATTTGAGTATCTTCCTCCTGGAGCCAGTGAATATACCACCGATTTAACTGGAAAATTATTTTATGCTACAGGAACAACTGGGCATGGTCAAGGAAGCATAGAAACAATTTTTACTTATTCTGACTCGACAATCGAATATTATCCAAATACAATTATACCTGACTTGTTGCAAAATAGTAATTCCAATCTTGATTCTGTTATTTTTGGGGATAGCGTTACAAGCATTGGCAGCTATGCATTCAACTTCTGCACTAGCCTATTAAGCGTGACTATTCCAGATAGCGTTACAACCATTGGTGGCGGTGCATTCAACTACTGCACCGGCCTAACAAGCGTCACTATTGGAGATAGCGTCACGAGCATTAACGATTACGCATTCTACGGCTGCAGTAGCCTGACAAGCGTCACTATTCCAGATAGCGTCACAAGCATTGGCAACGGTACATTCCGAAGTTGCGCTAGCTTATCAAGCATCACTATTCCAGATAGCGTCACGAGCATTGGCAACAGTGCATTCCAAAGTTGCACTGGCATAACAAGTGTCACTATTCCAGATAGCGTTACAAGCATTGGCAGCTATACATTCAGGTACTGCACTGGCCTGACGAGTGTTGCGATTGGAGATAGTGTTACAACCATTGACAGTTACGCATTCAACAACTGCTCTAGCTTATCAAGCATTACTATTCCAGATAGCGTTACAAGCATTGGCGACTATGCGTTCCAAGTTTGCTCTAGCCTGACAAGCATCACTATTCCAAACAGCGTTACAACCATTGGCAGCTATGCGTTCAACGACTGCACCGGCGTGACTAGCATCGCTATTGGAGATAGCGTTACAACCATTGGTAGCTATGCGTTCAACTATTGCACTGGCCTGACAAGCGTCACTATTGGAGATAGCGTTACAAGCATTGGCAGCTATGCGTTCGACACCTGCACTGGCCTGACAAGCATCACTATTCCAGATAGCGTTACAAGCATTGGCAGCTATGCATTCCAAAACTGCACTAGCCTGACAAGCATCACCATTCCAGATAGCGTTACAAGCATTAGCAGCGGTGCATTCAACAACTGCTCTAGCCTAACAAGCATCACTATTACAGATAGCGTTACAAGCATTGACAGTTACGCATTCAACAACTGCTCTAGCCTAACAAGCGTCACCATTCCAGATAGCGTTACAAGCATTGGCAGCCATGCGTTCAACACCTGCACTAGCCTGACAAGCATTACTATTCCAGATAGCGTTACAACCATTGGCGGCAGAGGATTCTACGGCTGCAGTGGTCTGACAAGCGTCACGATTGGAGATAGCGTTACAAGCATTGGCAGCTATGCATTCTACGGCTGCAGTGGTCTGACAAGCATCACTATTCCAGATAGCGTTACAAGCATTGACACCGGTACATTCCAAGCTTGCACTAGCCTGACAAGCATCACTATTCCAGATAGCGTTACAACCATTGGCGAGTATTCATTCCGTAGTTGCTCTGACTTAACAAGCATTACTATTGGAGATAGCGTTACAAGCATTGGCAGCTATGCATTCTACGGCTGCAGTGGTCTGACAAGCGTCACGATTGGAGATAGCGTTACAAGCATTGGCGGCTATGCGTTCAGCTTCTGCAGTGGTCTGACAAGCATCACTATTCCAGATAGCGTTACAAGCATTGACACCGGTACATTCCAAGCTTGCACTAGCCTGACAAGCATCACTATTCCAGATAGCGTTACAACCATTAGCAGCGGTGCATTCTACGGCTGCAGTGGTCTGACAAGCGTCACTATTCCAGATAGCGTTACAAGCATTGGCAGCGGTACATTCAGCAGCTGCACTAGCCTGACAAGCATCACTATTCCAGATAGCGTGACAAGCATTAGTAACTATATATTCAGCAACTGCACTAGCCTAACAAGCCTGACGATTGGAGATAGCGTTACAAGCATTGGCAACAGTGCATTCCGTAGTTGCTCTGACTTAACAAGCATCACTATTCCAGATAGCGTTACAAGCATTGGCAACGGTACATTCCAAGCTTGCACTAGCCTGACAAGCATCACTATTCCAGATAGCGTTACAAGCATTGGCGACTATGCGTTCCTAGTTTGCTCTAGCCTAACAAGCGTCACTATTGGAGATAGCGTTACAAGCATTAGCGGCGGTACATTCCAAGCTTGCACTAGCCTATCAAGCGTCACTATTGGAGATAGCGTTACAAGCATTGGCGGCTATGCATTCAGGTACTGCTCTGGCCTAACCAGCGTCACCATTCCAAATAGCGTTACAACCATTGGCGGCTATGCATTCCAAAGTTGCACTAGCCTATCAAGCGTCACTATTGGAAACAACGTAACCAGTATTGGCAGTTATGCATTTCTCGACTGTTTCGCTTTAGCAAACGTAACAATTCCAGCCAGCGTTACAAGTATTGGCGTTGGTGCGTTTATGTATGCTGGATTAACAAGCTTAACAATACCATCTACCGTTACTAGCATGGGTAGCTATGCGTTCAGCGGCTGCACTAGCCTAACGAGCATGACACTCAGTAATGGTATAGTAAGTATTCCTATTGCGTTTTTGGCTTTATCCATTGCATTGCCTAGTATAACGATACCTAGCAGCGTCACTAGTATCGGTGACGCTGCGTTCATACAGTGCAATAGCTTAGATTACATCGCATGTTTAGCAATGGCTGCCCCAACACTTGGCGCACTCGTTTTTGTAGGTGTTTTAACAACCGAAATCCACGTTCCAAATGGAGCGACTGGATATGGCGCAACATTTGGTGGATTAACCGTCGTTGATGATCTTTGATATATAATAGTATATGAATAAAACAATACATTACACATCAGGACTTCCAAGAGCATGCAGCACTTTGTTGCAAAACCTTCTTGCACAAAATCCTCGCGTTCATGCTACTGCAACAAGTGGAGTGCACGAGATTATGTACTTATCAAAGGCATTCTTTAAGACCGAAGAATTCCGTAGCATTCCACAACCAAAAGATGGCGAACAATTGTTTTCTGACTTTATGCGTGGCGGTATTGTTAACTCCTTTGACTCCATAACGGATCGTCCAGTCGTAGTTGACAAATGCCGCAGTTGGATCGGATCAGCTAATCTGCTGTTCCAACTTTTCCCCGATGCTAAACTTCTTGTACCTATTCGTGACATTCGTGGTGTTCTTTCAAGCATGGAGAAAAAGTTTCAAGCTCATCCGGGTTTTCAAATGGAGGGCAACCAAGCCGATACGGCTCGCATTCAAACTGTCGAAGGTCGATGCCAATTTTGGCTTGACAGCGCTCCAATAGGTATAGCTATACAACGAATTCACGAACTTGCTCGAGTTCACGCCAATAAAGTGCATTTTGTTCATGCCGAAGATTTGACCTCTGACCCGCAGCGTACAATGGAAAAAGTGTGGGACTACCTTGGCGAAGAACCCTTTATCCACAACACCACAAATGTTGAGCAATACACTATTGAACATGAACTTGGCTGGCCATTTGGTGATCATACCGTAAAACCAAAGGTGACTGCTCTTCAACCAGATTGGCATGACACTCTCGGCCGACAACTTTCCGAAGCACTTAATCAAAAATTTAACTGGATTAACGAACTATGAAATACGCTACACTAAACCCCCGCAATTTAATCATTCGTGTCGAGGATCATCTCCCCGCCGCACAACCGCAGAACGTGATGAATCACCTCTCGGTTGTTGAGATATCGGACGAGATTGCCGCCACCTTTGATGCCGGTCGCACTGCCACTCCGCCAATTTTATACTTTTATGAAGATGGAGGCCTAATAACCTTTACCGAAAAGATGCAACTGCGTCGAATGTTTGGTCCACAGCAACTACCATTCTCGGGTGTAGACCAGTGGATTGAGCGACAAGGTTTTAGCGCCCTTAAAGTGCTGTCACTTATGGACATTGAAGCTAAATTAGCCGCAGAGAACAAGAGTTCAGAAAAACTGATTGCTGTACGCAATTGGCTTAACGGCATTACGGTATCCTTTGCTTTAAATCCAGCATCAAATGGCAACTGGCCAATTGCTCCATTCCGTTTTGAGGAGACTATTCAAGAGGCTATTACTGTTCTCGGTACTCCGTAATAGTCGCACGACTCAGATTACAACTTAATTTGTAGTGTCATTCTGAGATTGGTATAAATAGTATATTATGGCAAAACCAACATCACGACAAGAACTTACTGACTATTGCTTAAGAGCGTTGGGTGCGCCAGTACTTGAAATTAATATTGACGAGGATCAAATTGAAGATCGCATTGATGAGGCACTTCAGTTTTATCAAGAGTATCATAGCGACGCGGTTGTACGTACATTCTTAAAGCATCAGGTCACACAAGCGGACTATGATAACAACTATATTACGCTGCCTGACCAACTTATTTCTGTGCTTCGTGTGCTAAACTTGAGTAGTGGCGATGCTGCTGATATGTTTAGTGTTAAATATCAAATGTTTTTGAATGACTTGTATGGCCTTCGTCAGCCTGGCTCACTTGTTAACTATGAAATGACGAAGCAGTATATGAGCTCAATTGAACTTATACTTACTGGTTCAACTCAACAAATTATATTTAGTCGTCATATGAATCGTCTTAGTATTCAGGATGATTGGAAAACTTACATACATATAGGTCAATATATTATAGTTGAAGGCTATCAAACGATAAACCCGAATGACTATACTGATGTATATAATGATATGCTTCTTAAGAAATATCTTACCGCGCTGCTGAAAAAGCAATGGGGGACGAATTTGTTGAAGTTTGAAGGCATGACTCTGCCCGGTGGAATTACTTTAAATGGTCGCGCGATTTACGAAGATGCAATAAACGATATTGAAAAAATAGAGACTGATTTTGATACGAAATACCAAATGCCGCCGGATTTTTTTGTTGGCTGATAAATAACATAGTATGGCACGCAGTGTATATTTTAGTCAGCGGTATAGACCCGAGCAAAACCTTCTTGAAGATTTGCTCATAGAGTCTATGAAAATCATGGGGCATGACGTCTATTATATACCTCGTAAGATTGTAAAACACGACTTTATATTAAACGAAGACGTTATATCAAGTTTTGATGCTTCGTTTCTTATTGAGATGTTTGTTGAGAGTGTTGACGGCTTTGAGGGTGATGGTGACCTTATGACGAAATTTGGACTTGAGACGCGAGATCAGGTTACACTCGTCTGCAGTAGCCGCCGTTGGAACTCACTCATTGGACGTCATGGTTATACAAATGACAGTGTTCGTCCTCGAGAAGGTGACCTCATTTACTTACCGTTTACTGGCGGGCTTTTTGAAATTAAATTTGTTGAAGATAAAATTCCATTTTTCCAACTTGGCGGCTCTGGCGATAAAAAGTCTACTATCCCTACATTTAAACTTACATGCGAACTGTTTGAGTATGGCGGTCAGGAAATTGATACCGGAATAGATGAAATTGATTCTATCCAAATAGGTCATACTCAAGGCTCACGAGCACTGCTTGACTTTGACGGCGGAGAGGTGCATAACCTTGGCGAAACGTTAACAATTGAATTGCCTTCTGGGGTTACTGGATCAGCTGAGTTGTTGCAGTATGAACATACAGCAGGTGGAATAATTGCAACATTTGGGACATTAACATTTAATGATGGTGAGTTTCATGTATTGACGACTGAAACTGAGCTAACGGGTCAAACATCTGGTACAACGTCAACAGTAACTTCTGTAGTTGATTTGGATGATGGCGATGCAGCGCTCTTTATTAATGATGACCTTACGCAAAATAGTTCTTTCGAACTTGCAGGCAACGATTATATTGACTTTAGTGAAAGTAACCCATTTGGAGACCCCTCATAAACATGTTAAACAGTTCATATTATTATAACGGTAACCTAAAAAAGATTGTGGCAGTTTTTGGCACAATCTTTAATGACGTGTCTGTTGCAAAAAAGGTAAATGGTAAAATGACTGGTATACAACGTGTGCCAATTTCATATGGTCCAAAACAAAAGTTTTTAGCTCGACTGGCTTCTATGCAAAATGAAGAGTACGGCGACGTAGCAATCAAGTTACCTCGTATGAGTTTTGAAATTACCTCAATAACATATGATTCGGCAAGTAAGTTAAATAAACTTAATAACAAGTTATATCTAATAGAAGGTGACTCTGATGTACAGAAAAAAGTATATCAAGGCATTCCATATAAAGTCGGCATTCAATTAAGCATACTTGCACATCACCAAGATGACGCCCTTCAAGTTTTTGAACAAATCGTTCCATACTTTACTCCAGACTATATAGTTGCGGTAAAAGACCTTGAGGGCCCGGGTTCTGTTACTGACGTACCTATACTATTAACAGGCACAAATATACAGGACGACTATGAAGGCGATTTTGCCAACAGTCGTCGTACAATTATCTACACCCTAGACTTTGATATTAAGTTTAAGTTTATGGGTATACAGACTGGTCCAGCAAAGGTTATTAAAGTTGTTGATGTTGACTTGTATGACACTCCAATAACTCCAACCGCACTACCAATTGACGGTGTGAGTGTTGAGCTTGGTGATCCTGAGAATGATACTCCAGAAAACTATACAGTAATCACTACATACGGTTTTGATGATGACATATAATTATGAAAAAAGACAAAGATACCATATTGGCATCTCTTGAAAAAAATGTTTTACCAGTAAAACATGAAATTGCCGTCGCGACCGGAGTCCCAGTTGGGCCGTCTCATGATGAAATTGTGATGCATGCTGAAGAAGACTATAAGTTTGCTCGAGAACAAATTAAAAAACTTATAATTACAAGTGATGAGGCTATAGGTACAATGCATGCCCTTGCGTCAGATGCCGAGCATCCACGTGCATTTGAGGTACTCGCCGGAATGATAAAGACTGCGGCTGATATAAATGGCCAGTTATTAAGTTTACAAAAAGAGAGAAAGAAAATTGTGCAGGTTGAGGATAAAAAAGGACAGATATCTGCGCCAAATACCACAAATAATGCTATATTTGTTGGCACCACTACAGAACTTCAAAAGTTGTTAAGAGGTGTTACAGATGATTCAATTGATGTTTAATGACTGCACCAGACTCATATAACGGCAATCCATATATTAAGCGTGATGGTATACAGCAACAGTTTACCGCACGGGAAATATCTGAGTATAAAAAATGTATGGCGAGTGTGTCATATTTTGCTGAACATTATGTAAAGGTTATAAATCTTGATCATGGGCTTGTAAACTTTAAACTTCGTGGCTATCAGGAAAAGATGGTAGATCATTTTACACACAATCGTTTTAGTATTATACTTGCATGTCGTCAAAGTGGAAAGTCTGTAACAAGTGTTGCCTGGTTACTTCATTACGCAATATTCAACCCCGATAAAAAAATCGGAATACTTGCAAACAAGGGAGCGACTGCTCGTGAGATGCTGTCTCGAATTACGCTTATGCTTGAAAACTTACCATTTTTCTTGCAACCAGGTTGTAAGATTTTAAATAAAGGCAACATAAAATTTAGTAATAACTCTGAGATTATTGCAGCTGCTACGAGTGGATCGAGTATTCGTGGATTATCCATGAACGTTATTTTCCTTGACGAATTTGCATTTGTTCATGGGGCAAACGAGTTTTATACAAGTACCTATCCTGTTATTTCTTCGGGTAAAGACACAAAGGTTATTATTACCAGCACCCCAAATGGGATTGGTAATATGTTTTATAAGCTTTGGGAAGGTGCAATACAGAGTACAAATGAATTTAAACCATTTACAATTCGTTGGAACGACGTGCCTGGACGAGACGAAGAATGGAAACGGCAAACAATCTCAAATAGCAGTGAACTTCAATTTGCTCAGGAATTTGAAGTAAACTTTATAGGCAGCTCACAAACTCTCATAGGTTCAGATACACTATTGGGATTACAGTCGCATGAGCCACTGCAACTACAACACGGCATACGATATTATGTTGAACCTGTTGAAGGTCATGACTATATAATGACAGTTGATGTTAGTAAGGGACGTGGACAAGACTATAGTACATTTACAATATTTGATATATCTGGAGTTGATGGTGCCTTTAAACAAGTGTGTACCTATCGAGACAATCTGGTGTCTCCACTTATGTTTCCAGAATTTATTGTTCGTGCGGCAAAGACATACAACGATGCACTTGTAATAGTTGAAAACAACGACGTAGGACAAGTTGTGTGTAATGCAATCTATTATGACTATGAATATGATAATACTTTTGTACAGAGTGCGGTAAAGAGCAGTGGTATTGGGGTGACAATGACAAAGCGTGTAAAACGAATAGGTTGTAGCAACTTAAAAGACTTGCTTGAAAGTGGCAAACTTCAACTATGCGACCCAGACACGATTGTTGAACTTAGCAGTTTTGAGCCAAAGGGGGACAGTTATGCGGCACGTGGAAACACTCATGATGACATGGTTATGAATCTTGTGCTCTTTGCATGGTTTGTAAGTACAGACGCCTTTGGCGGACTCAGTAATATTGAATTAAAATCGCTACTCTACAGCGAAAAGATACGCGAAATGGAAGAAGACTTGCCTCCATTTGGTATATTTGACAGTCCCAGTTTGACACAAACACCCAGTATGGTTGACTATGAACGGCAGGTATCATCACTACAAGAATGGAATGCCTTGTAAAAGTGACTTTTTATAAATATCGATAGATTGAAATTTTCTTATTATGTATCAAACTTATAATCAACAATAACTGAAAAAAATATATGGCAACATTAACAAGCGTAGGCATACAAGTCATAGAATCTGACTTAACACCAGTGACCCAACCACAAGCAGCATCAACTGGTGCATATGTTGGTCACTTTAATTGGGGACCAGTCGACACCGTAGTAAATATTACATCTGAAACTGCTCTAGGACAAACTTATACCACACCAACCAAGACAGCAGATACGGCCGCTGCATCATTCTTAACTGCATCAAGCTTTTTGAAATATGGTAACTCATTAAAAGTGATTCGTGCTGCAGATTCTGGCAGTGCGCGTAATTCTAAGGGTGAATCCACCTATGGCACACCTGAACCCACACTTTACATAGGAAACAGTGAGCTGTTTAATTCGCTCGACCCAAGCGCACGAGTTTCGGCATTTTATGCTCGATATCCTGGTGAGATTGGTGATGCATTAGGCATACAAATTATTCATGCTAATAATGCAACCACACTCGCGTCGACAGTTAAAGACTATTTTTACGGGGCGCCATCTACAACACCATGGGCTGACGAGGTCTCTAATATAGATTATGACGACGACGAAATACACGTCATAATCTATGATAAAACTGGTGAGTTAACCGGTGAAAAGCTTACAGTAATAGAAACTTGGGAAGGATTATCACTTGCGCCTGAAGCTCGTACCGTTGCTGGATCTACTAATTATTGGGCAGACGTAATTAATACTGGCTCGTCGTATATCTATGTTGGAGACACTTCTGATGTTGCAACATTAACAGGCGGCGTGTACTCGTTAGTTGATAACGTCGGATACTTTTCGTTTAGCGGTGGTGCTAATGGTACACGTGTGTTCGCCAATGTTGTCAATGCATTGGTGATATTAGAAGATATTGATAACATTGCCGTAAACCTAATATTTGCTGAGGCATTTGAAACCGATATCGACGCTAACGTTAATGACGCACTTATTGGTTTAGTCGGAAAACGTAAAGATGCAATGGTATTTTTATCTGCTCCGCTGAATCTCTATAAAACAACTTCAGACGTCGCTAAGCTTACTGCATTAAAGACATGGAGAGATTCGTTGGCAAATACTTCTGACAGAATTCGCAGCTTTACAGTACTTGATAGTACACCAGTGTATGTTTATAACCGATATGCTGATAATTATATGTGGATCCCAGCATGTGGACACATAGCAGGTCTATGTGCATACACAGATGAAATTGCTGATCCATGGTTCTCACCAGCTGGATTTAATCGTGGTCAATTGCGCGGAGTAACTAAATTGGCATACAATCCTAAAACGGCAGATCGTGATGAGTTATATAATTCAAATATAAATCCAATCGTAAATATACCAGGCCAAGGCATTATTCTTTATGGGGATAAGACTGGTCAAAAACGTCCTTCTGCGTTTGATCGTATCAATGTTCGTCGTCTATTCATTGCAATACAGGGGGTAATTTCAGATGCGGCTAAGTATCAACTCTTTGAATTAAACGACGAGTTTACACGAAGTGCATTTATTAATATAATTAATCCATACTTACGAGACATTCAAGGTCGTCGTGGTATTATTGAGTATAAAGTAGTATGCGACGAGACTAACAATACACCACAAGTTATAGATAGTAACGGATTTGTGGCTGATATTTACGTCAAACCTGCGCGCTCGATTAACTATATTTCTCTCAATTTTATAGCAACGCGCACGGGAGTAGTATTTAGCGAATTAGGTGCATAATTTATTATAAATAATAAAATAAAACAATAAAAAAATGAGTAATATACAACAATTTAAAGGTCAATTTCAGGGTGGAGCCCGACCAAATTTATTTGAAGTTGAAATAAATTTCCCGGCAGCAGTAATTGGTGCTACTAGAGCGAGAGCTCTATCACGGTTCTTAATTAAAGGCGCACAACTTCCAGCTAGCATAATTGCACCAATTGAAGTGCCATATCGCGGTCGCAAATTAAAAGTGGCTGGCGACCGTACATTCGAACCATGGACAATTACAGTAATCAATGATGTTAATATGGAAATTCGTAACGCATTTGAGAGTTGGATGAATCTAATCAATCGTCACCAATCAAATACTACTGCTTTGAATGGATTAAATTATTATCAAGATTTAGTAGTTAGCCAATTAAATCGCGACAGCGGAGTGCGCGATGCTACTAAACAATACACATTTATTGATGCGTTTCCAACTAATATTAGTACAATTGAGGTTAACTATGAAACTAATGATGCAGTAGAAGAATTTACTGTTGAATTAAATTATCAATATTGGACTTCTGGAACTACTGCTCAATAAGTACTGATATTTTGGTTATAAATATATATTATGAAGCTATTCGGCTATGAATTATCCAAGGTAATCAATAAAAAAGATACTCCCGACTTTAATAAGGTACCATCATTTTCTGCTCCGGTTGAAAATGATGGTACCTCTATTGTAACTTCATCAGCTACGGCTGGTTATTATGGTCAGGTACTTGACATTGACGGCGCAGCCTTGACAAATGAAAAAGACATTATCCTAAAATGTCGTACTGCAGCAGTTCAACCAGAATGTGATTCAGCTATATCTGATATTATAAACGCTGCAGTAGTGTCTGACGCTGATGGCTGTCCAGTTAATCTCATACTCGACAATCTAGAGCAGCCAGAAAGCATAAAGAAAAAAATATTCGAGGAGTTTGATAAGATAACTAAACTGTTATCCTTTAACTATTCCGGCCAAGATATTTTTAGAAAGTGGTATATTGACGGCAAGGTATATTACCATATTATGGTTGATCCTAAAAAACCAAAAGAGGGCATCAAGGAGTTAAGAGCGATTGACCCATTAAAGATTAAAAAGGTCAAAGAAATAACAAATAAGGTTGATAAAAATACTGGAGTAAAAACTTCGGAAGTTACTGCAGAATATTTCTTATATTCAGATGACTTTAACACTAGTAGTGGGTTTAAAATTGACCCAAATAGCATAGTTTATGCTCCTTCCGGGATGCTTGACGAAAGCAATAAGTTTGCTGTTTCATATCTCCATAAGAGTGTAAAGCTTGTAAATCAATTGCGTATGATGGAAGATGCACTCGTGATTTATCGTATATCACGTGCACCAGAACGTCGTGTCTTTTATATTGATATTGGTAACTTACCAAAGGGCAAAGCTGAAGAATATGTCCAGGGTATTATGGCAAAATATCGTAACAAGCTCGTTTATGATGCAAATACTGGTGAGATACGTGATGATCGTAAAAGCATGAGTATGCTTGAAGATTTTTGGTTGCCTCGTCGTGAAGGCGGTCGTGGTACAGAAATTACTACGCTTCCAGGCGGTGACAATCTTAGCCAAATTGAAGACGTAATTTTCTTCCAAAAGAAACTCTATCGTGCACTAAATGTGCCAGCCAATCGCCTTGATAGTGAGTCTGGATTTAATATTGGACGTGCAAGTGAAATTTCTCGGGAAGAAGTTAAGTTTCAAAAATTTATCAATCGCTTGCGTAAAAAGTTTTCGTTGATATTTATCGAGGCACTGCGTGTACAACTAATACTAAAGGGTATTTGTACTGCAGATGACTGGGAAACCATACGCGAAGGCATTTCAGTTGACTATATTGAAGACAACTATTTCTCAGAGCTTAAAGACTTTGAGATTATGAGAGAACGCATTTCAATGCTTGATACTATAAGTTCTCATATTGGTAAGTATTATAGCGACAAATGGGTGCGCAGCAATGTACTTAATCAGTCAGAAGCTGACATTGAGCGCATGAATGCTGAGATTGTTGAAGAAAAACCAGCTGAAGAGACTGCTACTGACGATACTGATAGCGGCAATGCTGAAGAGTTTGTAAATACTGAAGAAAATTCTTATATAGATAATACTCATAAAGAAGAAATTCATGAGTTGAAACTGAAAATACTATAAATAACTACTATATGAGTAAAACAAAAGAGTTTATTGATAATATCATTAATACTGATATGTCTTCTGCATCCTCAAATTTTGATGCTTTGATACGTGATAAAGTGCGTACCACACTTGAGATTAAAAAAATTGAATTAACATCAAGTATTTACCCTCCTCAAGTTAAGACTGAAGGTTAAAATTCACTTTTATATAAATAATTAGATGAAGTTAATAACAGAACACTCTGAAGATTTAAAGTATATTTCAGAAGCGGCTGAAAATGGTGAAAAAAAATTCATTATTGATGGCATTTTTATGCAAGCCGAGCAGGTAAATCGCAATCGTCGTATTTACCCTAAAACAGTTTTAGAAAGTGCAGTAAACAAATATGTTACTGACTATGTTAATAAGGGACGTGCAGTCGGTGAACTTAATCACCCAGACGGCCCTACAATTAACCTTGATAAAGTTTCACACCGCATTACCGAACTAAAATGGAACGGTAATGATGTTGTTGGAAAGGCGCTTATACTTGACACACCAATGGGTAAAATTGTGAAAGGACTTTTGGAAGGTGGCTGTCAATTAGGCGTTTCTAGTCGTGGTATGGGAACCGTTGCGAGTAAAAATGGCCAAACCTTTGTTAATGATGACTTTGTGTTATCAACAGTTGATATTGTTCAAGACCCAAGTGCTCCGTCTGCTTTTGTAAACGGGATTATGGAAGGTGTTGACTGGATCTGGGATAATGGCTTGCTAAAGGCGCAGCAAATTGAAAATTATGAGACAGAAATCAAAAAAGCCTCTTCTGCGCAACTAGCAGAAACACAAATGAAGGTCTGGTCTGATTTCCTCTCCAAACTCTAAACAATAGAAAAAAAGTAATATATGGAAAATACAACAATTGAAAATACAACTGATGTCATTGAAGACATCACCGAAGAAACATTACTTTCTCTTGACGAAACCTTAGAGCTTGATCAGGAACAAACTGAGATCGCTGAAGCTAAGTGCAAGAAAGAGGGAGAAGATATGGAAGACGAGTCTGATGAAGAATCAAGTGATGATTCCGAAGAAGATGAAGAAGAAATGACTGAAGCTAAGGTAACTGAAGCTGAAGTAAGCTCTGATGAAGAGTTTACTGAATATGCAAAGCAAATACTTAAAGCTGCTCATGGTGATAAGTATGACGAAGATAAGGCAATGAAAACTGCTGAAGGCATTCTTAAGAAGGCTGACGGCGATTATGGTGCTGCTATTGGTATGATCACTAGTGGGCTTGGCGAAGAAGAAATGGAAGATGAAGAAAGCATGATGGAAGCTATTTTAGCAGAAGCAGGTGCTGGAGATACTCTTGATGGTTTTGCTAGCGAACAAGAAATTATTGCTGCGTTATTAAAACTACCTGGCGTAAAAGATCATCTTCGTAAAATCAAAGCTAAACCATATTTTGACGATGGTGATTTCGTAGTTGCTAGCAAAACCGCAATTCGTGATGCACTATTTAGCCCAGATATTAAATTAGCTGATTTGGCAAAGGCTGTAATGACTGAAAAAGGTGACTTTGCTAAGCCTGAAAAGG